GTCACCTTACTTTCTGCAACGACAGCAAACGCACAGTGGCGTGATCGTCGTTACGAAGGTCCACGTCCTGGTTATGGACATTATGAAAATCGTGGTGGCGGTAATTGGGTTGCGCCACTTATTGGTGGTCTTATAATCGGTGGTATGGTTGGTGGTGCTATTGCAAATCAACCACGTTATGATGATGAAAATTATTACCACACCGAATGTCGTCGTGAAGAAATTTTTGATCGTTTTGGAAATTTTCTTGGAACTCAACGCCGCTGTTACCGTGTACCAAATTAATAAGGTGATAAATGAGATTACTTGACAAACTATTTGGTAAATCAAATAAAACTGAAATTAATAAAACCGCTGACGCCTCTACTGTAATTGAAGAAAGCGCACCACCAGCCGTTACTGAAACTAGCAGTGAACCAAAACCAACAAAAACTCGCAAACCAAGAGTTAAAAAAGAAAAACCAAAAAAAGAAGAACCACGCATTACTGTGCTTGGATTTGATTTCGATCCACAAAACCCAAGCATGGGTAGTATGGAATTAGATTGGAATGCAGAGTTTATTGAAATGTTGCGTTCAAATGGATATCGTGGCTCAAGTCCCGAAGATTTGGTTGATACATGGTTAAATGATGTAGCACGTAATATTTTGCGCACAAATGAGCAAAATCCACCAAACCTAGATAATACTCGTTATGTCACTAGAACCAATCTAGGCGATGGCAGAACAGAAGTAAAATAACCCTTGACAAATTAAACTCCGTATATTATATTGGTGTTATTATGAAATATCTGCTTGTAGATACTGCTAACTTATTTGCACGTGCACGTCATTCCACGCATCGTGGAACTGATACATGGCAGAAAATTGGTCTTGCGCTACATATTATGTTTAGTGTAATACAAAAGGTCAATCGACTGCATCGTCCTGATCATGTAATATTTGCACTAGAAAGTCGTAGTTGGCGCAAAGATGCCCAAAGTGCTTATAAAGCAAATCGTGCTGATATTAAATCTAAAATGACACAACGTGAGTCAGAAGAAGATGCCGAATTTTGGTCTGCTTATGAAGACTTTACAAAATGGGTAGATAGTAAAACAAATTGCAGCGTTATAAAGGTTTCACGTGCAGAGGCAGATGATATTATTGCACGTTGGGTTGCGCTGCATCCGCAAGATGAACATGTTATTTTAAGTAATGACAGCGACTTTTATCAGTTGTTATCTGATAAATGCACCATTTACAACGGCTTGACCAATCAACATATTACACTTAATGGATATTTTGATGATAATGGTAAAGAAGTTATTGACAATAAAACTAAAAAATCTAAAGTTGTAGATGATCCTAAGTTTGTGCTGTTTGAAAAATGTATGCGTGGTGATCCTACTGATAATATTATGAGTGCTTATCCTGGTGTTCGCACTAAAGGCAGCACCAAAAAAGTTGGACTTGCAGAAGCATTTGCTGACCGTGATAAACGTGGGTGGGCTTGGAATAACATGATGTTGCAACGTTGGACTGACCACGAAGGCGTAGAACATCGTGTGCTTGATCGTTATGAGCAAAATCGTATGCTTATTGACTTAACAGCACAGCCTGAACATATTCGTGATAGTATTGACGAAGCACTTATGAAAGTTGTGCCAAAGAGTAATAAGCAAATTGGCACACATCTTATCAAGTTCTGCAGTAAATGGGAACTTGTAAAGTTATCAGAAAATGTTCAACCTATTGCCGATATTATGGCAAAACCACTACAGGAGACCGTATATGGATAAGATTTTACGCACTATTGACTTGACCATTTCTTACATGTTGTTAACATGTTTTGTATTAATGGCAGTTTTATCATTATTTTATAACATCCAAAATACAGGAGTTTATATTGCTGGCGCACTTGGGTGGAGTTCATATTTGTATGTTCGTAGCAAATATGATACACTTAAAGATATGATACAAGGAAATACTAAAGATGTCACTCAAGGCTAAAAATATTGTAGAAAACCGTTTTTGGATTATTGAAAATGATCGTGGTGAGCGTATTGGAAACATTGCGCAAACCACAAGCGGTGTTCGTTGCACAATGGAAGACACTGTTGAAATCTATCCTGATATGCAAGAAATGGTTGCACAAAAAGATATTAAGTTTGTTCGTCGCAGTCGTGATACAAAACCTGCTGTAGAAAATACAGTTTATGATTTTCCTACAAATCACACTCCACACAATATATTGTGGAATGTAAAATTAAAATGTCCTGTTTATACAAAGAACGAAAAGAGTAGCAGTTATTACTGCGCTGGCTATTATATTGTAAAATATAATAAGGTATTTGTTCCAGAATATACGCCAAAACTAATTACAATACAGCGTTATGAGTATGAAGGTCCATTTAGAACTAAGATTGAGCAATTAGAACAATTGAGGATTATGAATAGTGAGACCGCCTAGAACATTTCACACAAGAAACCTAATACAAAAACTTGAAAACATCAATCAAACGGTAGTTATTGATAAAGAAACTGCAAAAAATTTGATTGTTGAGTTTGCTGACATATTTTCATATATCGTTGAAATTGAAGGATATAACACCGATTTACAAGAAAAAATTAACAATAATGAAAACTTGCAGGTAGAAATGATAGGGAAAGATTTTTAGGATCGAATCGATCCGATAAATATATTGTAAGATTATCAATTATGTCTAGACCAAAGCCTCAAGTACTACTTGAAATTACAAATAAGCAAACATACAAGTCAGAACAAGTTCTGGCTAGTGAAGGTATTTGGGCAATCTTTCTTGATAATAAACCAGTAAATCTTAAAACAACAAGTATGTTAGCACAATATAGCGGACCAAAGTATAAAAAGTCAAGTTTTTCAAATCCAGGTCATGCAATTAATTTATGTAAAAAGTTGAATACACAATTCAAAACCAATCGTTTTAGTGTTGTGTTGTTAAACAGTGGTGCCGCTGTTTATCCAACAAAATGAAAGACAAATCTAAAACTGATTGGACACATGAATTATATCATTTAGCACATGGTGAAAATTCGCCTATTCCTAACACTAATCTTAAAAATATTTACGTGCTATACTGGTATCATAATAACAAAAACTTTGGATTTAGATTAAACAATACTGCTTTTGAATTATTAACAAACGCAGGTTATAAATTTTATAAACATAATATTGATAAGAAAAAGTATCAAATTAATGGCAAAGAATTAGTTCTAATGGATCGTTACCACAAGTTTCCTTGGTTTTTGAAAATGAGTAGTGGGGAACTATTCCTAATAGATGGAGAATTATCTACATTATTGGCAATTTGTGACGGAAATTTACGCCAAGCCATAGAAACTTTAGGTTGACAAATCCAAAAAATATGCTAAATTAGCATTATAGATGGAGAACTAGCGATGCGTAGCCTTATTGCAAAGTCCCTAACGGACCCCAAATACCGTCAAAAAATTGTTACCCCCCGCAAGGGCAAGGGTAGTTATAGCCGTAAAAACAAGCATAAAGGTGCAAAATGACACATATTAAACTAAAAGATGCTATTTCGGCTGCTTGTGCGGCACAACGGATCAATGGTCGTTATATCAAACGGTATGACGCTGACAAAGCAAAAGGTGAGGAAAGCAACGGCGCACTTATGCGTGATATTCTCAACCCTGAAATTGAGCACGTTAATGTTTTGTCGCAAGATATTGAAAATGCAACAGAAATTATGGAATATCTTGATAGCAAAATGATTGAACTTATTAGTGGCACTCTGCACGACTATTGGAAAAACTTGGTTCTACTTACTGAACAAAAAGAAATTTCTGCTAATGATTTCAAGACCTTAGCACTAATTGCTAGTGTTCCAAATTCTTATAATAATGCTATTGGACGTGAAAATGCACGTGATGAAATTCGTATTTTGAAAGAAAATAGCCGTCATATTGGCAAAATTGGCGACAATATTGAGGCAAAAGTCACTATAAAATCAGCAGTTTTTAGTTATAATTATAACAAATGGTATCATACTGGAGTTACAGAAGACGGGTGCCTCGTATGCTTTCCATTAAGTGAAAAAATGGAACGTGAAAGTGTCATTATTTTGACAGCCCGTGTGCATAAACATGATGACGATTACCAGACAAGACTGCACTATGTCCGTATTAAATTGAAAATTTTTCCCGTTTTAGAGACAAAAAAAGTGCTTGACAACCACGAATAATATGTTATTATGAATTATAGTCAACTGATGGAGAAAACAAATGGCTAAAGTTAATGATGCGGTGTCCGAAATTCGGACAGTTACGCTTGCTTCTGCGAAGCGTGAAATTATGGTATGTATGAAGCGTAAGCGTCCTATCTTCTTGTGGGGTGCGCCTGGTATCGGCAAGTCTGAACTGGTTGCTGATATTTGTGAAAGCATGGGCGGCAAGTTGTATGACTTGCGTCTTGCACTCATGGACCCTTCTGACTTGAAGGGTGTTCTCTACTACAATCCTACTGTTGGTAATGCTATGTGGAATGCACCGCCTGATCTGCCAACAGCCGAAGAAGCCGCAAAGTATCCTGTTGTGGTACTTTTTCTTGACGAAATGAATAGTGCCGCACCTGCTACGCAGGCTGCTGCATATCAGTTGGTTCTTAATCGTCGTGTTGGCACTTATGAACTTCCTGATAATGTTGTTATCGTTGCTGCTGGTAACCGTGATACTGATCGTGGTGTTGTGTATCGTATGCCATCACCTCTTGCTAACCGTTTTGTTCACTTGAACTTGCGTGTTGACTTCGAATCATGGAATGATTGGGCACTTAATCACGATATCAATCCTGACGTTGTGGCTTATGTGACTTGTAACAAAGGTGATTTGTTCAATTTTGATCCACGTTCAAGCGGTGCATCTTTTGCTACTCCTCGTTCTTGGTCATTTGTGAGCGATCTTCTACAAGAAGACCTTAATGATACCGAATTGAATGACCTTGTTGCTGGCACGGTTGGTGAAGGTGTTGCACTTAAATTTGCAGCCCATCGTAAGGTTGCAAGTCAAATGCCAAACCCAAGTGATATCCTTTCTGGCAAAGTCAAAGAACTCAAGGCAAAAGATATCGGTGCAAAATATTCTCTTACCGTTTCTTGCTGCTATGAACTCAAGGATAGCTTTGAACGTCGCGGCGGTGAACGCATGAAAGATAGTGAAAATGTTGCTTGGCATAACGAACTTGACAACGTATTCCGATTTTTCCTTGATAACATGGATACGGAATTGCAAGTTATGATGCTTGCTACTATTCTTCGTAACTATAAGTTGCCGATGAAAACAAGCAAAATGGCACACTATAAGGAATACCATGCCAAGAATGGCGATTTCATTCTGGCGGCGGTGCGTGACTAATCTCGCCCCTATCGTTCTCCATCACAGTGAGGGCGAGATAACGTAGGAAAAATGTGTGATTTTTCCTACAGTTAGGGGGGTAGTGTTCGCAGCACTTCCCCCCTATTTTTCTTTTGACATAATAAGATTATGTGATATTATGTATATATTGATAGGAGAACAATTATGGCTAAAATGAAACAAGGTGCAGGCAAATTGTCCGATACGATTGACCAAACGCTTGACCATAATGCACGTCAAGCAATTCTCAAGGCTCGTATTGCTCTTGTGCTTAAACAACCATTTTTTGGCAATCTTGCTATGCGTCTTAAATTGGTAAATGCAGATAGTTGGCTCACAACCGCCGCAACCGATGGTCGTCACTTTTATTATAACAGCGACTTCATCCTGAAATTGCCTACTAATCAAATGATGTTTTTGTTCTGCCATGAGTTGCTTCACTGCGCTTATGATCACATGAACCGTGGTCGTGGTTATCAGCGTGATCTTGCTAACATCGCTATGGACTATGTGGTTAATGCTGACTGCATCAAGTATAACCTTGGTCAACGTATTACTGTTGTGCCTGTTCTGCATGATCGCAAATATGACGATTGGAACTTTGAACAAGTTTATGAAGACTTGATCAAGAACGCACAGAAAATCAACGTCGAAGATTTGCTTGACCAATTGCTTGATGACCATCTTGATCCTGAAAAGGATGGCAAGGGCAGTGGCGATGGCGAAGGTAAAGATGGCGATAAAGATGGCAAGGGTCGTCCTGTGCTGTCTAATGAAGAACGTCAAAAAATTAAAGACGAGTTCAAAGAAGCCATGCTTGCAGCAGCACAAAGTGCTGGCGCTGGCGATGTTCCTGGCAACGTCAAGCGTATGATTAATGAACTTACCCAACCTAAAATCAACTGGCGTGAACTCATTACACAACAAATCCAATCTACTGTTAAGAATGAT